CCGACCACCTCAAGGACACGCAAATCGCTTTCAATGCCTGGGTACGTGAGCGGGACGCCGAGTTGCCTTGCATCAGTTGCGGCCGCCACCACCAGGGCAAGTATGACGCCGGGCATTACCGCACCGTCGGCAGCAACCCAGCATTGCGCTTCGAGCCGCTGAACTGCCACCGCCAATGCTCGCCGTGCAACACCCAGCTGTCCGGGAATATCGTGAATTACCGCATATCACTGGTGAAGCGGATCGGCGTTGAGGCAGTCGACTGGCTGGAGGGTCCGCATGAGCCGAAGAAGTACACCATCGAAGAACTGAAGGCGATGACCGCCGACTACCGGGCAAAAACAAGAGAGCTGAAGGGGAGAGCAGCATGAAAATCCATTCCGCACGCCAGGCTTGGCACGACTGCAACTACAACCCGGCCCCCGGCCAGACCTCCGACGCCGCAGAGTTGGGCGTGGTGGTGCAGAACACTGAGCGAGGTCCGACGGCGAACCCCGCGATGCACGGAGCGCTGGCCGGTCACATTCAGTCGGCTATCGCACGACTGCACGTTCAACTGCGGGCTTTCGGCAATGCCATGTATGCGGCCGAGCCGACAGATGATGATCGGGAGGAGGCCGAATCGGCAGTTTTCAACCTGGCATGCTCGCGGGTAGAGCGCATGACCGCCAGCAAGCGGGAGAGGGCCGAGTATGTCGCCAAGGGCGTGTTTCGTCGTTACCGCTACATGCATCAAGGCGGGCAGTCTGCCAATGCTGATCCGCTGATCAAGCCTGAGGTGTTTCGCGCCTGGATGAAAGGGGAGTACGACATCGAGCTTCCGTCCGCGGCCTGGGGGCGGGATTGGGAGCCTTTCGTGCAGCTCTGCTTCGACGCCTGCTATGACATCGACGCTCGCGCTTTGAGTCCAATTGGTGGGGTGATTTACAAGATGAAAGAGGCCGCTTGACTTCCCGCACGGCTGGAGGCATCATTTCGCCATAGTTAGCATTTTGCCTTCGGCAACTTGCACTACCGATACAAAGAAAACCCGGCCAGTGAGCCGGGTTTTTTGTGGGCAGCTGAATGGGTGTCAATCTGCTGTAGCCATTATATTGACATCGTGCACGTTATCGACAAAAGTGAGACCCTGCCCAACACAGAGCCTCTCTGATGCGTAAAATTATTGCTTTAACAGCGCTGATTCTTTCGACTACCGCGATTGCTGACGATCGGGTGACCGTCTCGGGTCTTCAGGCTGGCATGCACGACTTGGGATACCCGGCAGTTTTTGGTATCGCGCACAACAACTCGAACGAAACGCTGAGAAGCGTGTTCGTTAAGTTCAAACTTTATGATTCGGCTGGAAATGTGGTTGGCAACACTGTCGCTAACGGGCAGGACATTGGCCCCGGTGAGAACTGGAAGTTCTCCGCCGCAGCGACCCAGCCATTCAGCACAATGAAACTCAGCGAAGTCACGATCTACTGATATCCGTAATCTGCAGGGCCCCGCCAAGTGCGGGGTTTCTTTTAAGCCCGCCAAGTGCGGGTTTTTTGTTGCCCCAAATCAGGGCCTCGCCAATGTGCGGGGCTTTTTCGTTTTCGGCTCCACGACACCCATTGCTCTGAGCTGGGAGTGCTGCTGGAGCTGATTCAATTCACGTCATGCCAACGGAGTCGAGCACATGGAGCTTCTCTACCGCCTGCTCGACAGGTTGGATACATGGTTTACAGCAGGGCTACTCGGGGCAATTGCTGCGAGCTGGTGGCACCGGGACGACCTGGTAGACCGGAAAGCCTGGGTGATCTTCATCTTCTCAGGCGCTGCATGCGCCCACTACCTGACGGGTTTGGTCAGTACCTACCTTGGCGTTGTCGAGCCTCGCAGCGTTGCCGGTATCGGCTTCCTGCTCGGCACCTTCGGCGGATCGCTGATCGCGGCAATCACCCGAGCCATCAAAGCCGCTGACCTCTGGGCGTTCATTCGCCAGCGGTTCGGGGGAGGCAATCCACCATGAACTACGAACTGATCAATTCCATCGCGGTCGGCCTGATTTCGTTGTGGGCAACCTGGTGTGTACTGAGCGGCAAGGTCAGGGACGGTATCCTCGGCAAGCTGATCTACTCGACGATCGCCATCAGCGGTTTCGTGGTGATGGTTCGGAGTCAGAACATCTTCTTCGGCCCGACTACAGCTGGGCTGACGCTGCATGTGTCCTTGGCTCTTGCCGGCGCCCGCCACATCTTCATGGTCACGTACTGGCAGCTGGTGAAAGCCTGGCTCTGCCGGACGCTGAACTGTGAGCACTGCATGGGCTGCGACAAGGCGCACAGACCTGACAATGTCGGCGAGGCAGCACAGAGAAAGGTCCCGTGACTTTTCTTCGGATTGTCCCAACTTGGGTGTGGGTTGTCTTGGCTGCACTGACATCCATCGGCTACCTCTCTTGGCAGCTGGATAGCGTGAAAGCCGATAGAGCGTCGATTGCGACAGAGCGCGATACCGCCAACGCCCGGGTGACATCGCTCAGCAACACGCTACGCCTGCAACGCCAAATCACTGATGACATCAACCGAGTCTCCGACGATGCAAAAGCCAAGACTGAACACGTTACGGCTGCCGTTGCTATTGCTGATCGCCGCGCTCGCAGCCTGCAGCAGCAAATCACCGACCTCCTTGCCAGGCGAAAGTCCTGTGCTGCCGAGGTTGCCAGCGGAAGCAAGGCAAGAGCCGACCTTACCGTTCTGCTCGCCGACCTGCGTAGAAGCGCTGACGAAACAGCGGGAAGACTGGCAGAAGCGCTTGACCGAAGTCGAATAGCTGGCTTTGCGTGTGAGGCGGCTTACTCGGCCGCACAGAACAGCAAGTAGTCCGCAACACGTTTCGCAAAGCCTGGCTCTGCCGGACGCTGAATTGTGAGCATTGTCTGTACTGCTGTGCGCAAGGACTAGGTGGAGCGCAGAAGGTCATAGTTTGCGATGGTCTATGCCTGAATTTCTATCTCTCCCTGTGCAGCTTGTAACGCTCGTTCTTCGGTCAGTGGCGTCAAAATTGGCTGTGCATTGCAGGCGTGCAGGTAAAGAAAGTAGCCGGAATCGACTAACAATACCCGGCACAGTTCTGATGGCCGGAAGTTGTTGCCGATAAAAATACGTTCCTTGAGGATCTCGAAAGACTTGATCTCATGCAGTCGCATAGTGGCTTCAAAGGCTTCGTAAAGAACCTCTCTGCGGCGTCGATTGTTTCGAGCATTCAGCTTAAAAAAAACCACCATCAGAACGGCATAACTGAAAAGGAGTAACACAACAGTGCTAGTCGGCATGCGCGTAGCTCCATGTCCGCTCAATCGTCGTGCATATCAGTGTAGGCTCACTCCTGGTGTTCATCACCGAACGGCAAGTGTCGCGACACGTTTCGCGAGTCAGCAAATTGTGTCGCGACATTGGAGAAGGGCATGAGCAACGTCACTCGCCTGCATCACGCATTGCCACTGAGCCCCGCCATCAACAAGGCCATCACCGATCTGGATAGCGCCATCGCCAAAGCGGTAGACGCTGCCAAGTCCGCCGGTCTGCCTCAGGGGCTGGTCGTGTCTCTCTTGCACGGGCACGCCCAGGTGCAGACCAACATCATGGTGAAGTGAACTGTTCAATGCTGTGGATTCATCTGTCAGTACCAGCTACTTTGAAATTTCATGCAAGGAGTTCGGACATGGCAGATAAATATGTTGGAAAAATAGTTGGAGTTGGCACGGATAACTTGGTCTACGTGATTAACATATATCAGGACGAGACCATTGAGCGCTCTTCAAGCGGCATGGTTCGACATGAAGGCCTGAAGCATTTCGAAATGCAATTTGGTGGTGCCGTGAATAAGATTTCCGAAACTGAGTACGAGATTGTCGCTACGGGAGTTAGGGTCACTGTGCATGATGGTGAAAGCTAAGATGGTCGGCCTTTCATGCGGGCACTTGGATAATGGTGTCGCATGGCAGGCCGGATGAATCGCCGATCATGCATCGCTTGCGCTGAACTACATAAACTCTTGGCATAGCTCTGCCTCTTGCATCGAGTCAACTCCTGCCGTACCTGCAACGCACCACCATTTCAAGCGCAAGGTGACCCATGGATAGGCCGTATCCTCCATCGTCACTGCTTGAGCTGTCCGAGCTATCCGACTTCGGTATCCGCCTGACTCCAGCCCCGGAGGTGTGGGAATGGCTACAAGCCGAGATCCTTGCCGACACCGGCAGTATCCACAACGAAGACCATGCTCATCTGATTGACGCTGACATCCGCGTGATGTGGGCATCGGCTGCATTCAGCAAGAAGGGCCGCACCGTAGTAGGCCAAGCCGAAGAGGTCGCCTTCCGCGCTGGTGGCTGGCAGAAAGCCCGGATGGAACAGCAGATGCGTGATTGGTTCGGCGATGTGCCGGCCTACATCATCACTCTGGCTGCCGATTACTGCTCACAGTGCAGCGACACCGACTTCTGTGCCTTGGTTGAGCATGAGCTGTATCACCTGGCTCACTCCAAAGACAAATACGGTCAGCCGGCTTTCACCAAGGAAGGTGCTCCCAAGATCGAGATGCGCGGACACGACGTCGAAGAGTTCGTCGGTGTGGTTCGTCGCTACGGTGCGAGCCCTGACGTTCAGGCGTTGGTGGATGCTGCAAACAAACCTGCCGAGGTAGGGAAATTGAACATATCGAGGGCCTGCGGAACCTGTCTGCTCAGATCGGCCTGACCCCTGACAGACCTAAGACGGAAATTAACCTATGGCAGCCCTGAACAGTGAGGTGAAAGGCTTCATGGTTCAGGCCTTGGCGTGCTTCGACACTCCTTCGCAGGTTGCAGCGGCTGTCCGAGAAGAGTTCGGCATTGAAGTCACCCGTCAGCAGTGCGAGGCCCAAGACCCCACCAAGCGCGCTGGGAGAGACCTGGCAAAGAAGTGGGTGACCCTTTTTCACGACACCCGCAAGCGCTTCCGCGAAGAGACGGCCGAGATCCCGATCGCCAACCGTGCGTTCCGCCTCCGCGCCATGAATCGGTTTGTAGAGCGTGCCGAGACGATGAAGAACATCGGCCTGGCCATGCAGATCCTGGAGCAGGCCGCGAAAGAAACCGGCGACATGTACGTCAACCGCAACCGAAAGGAAGAGCCTGACGACGAGCCAGCGATCCCGACTCGCATCCAGGTCGATGTAGTGGACGCGAGGAAGCCGAATGCCGAGCCTTAATGTTCCGCAGGCTCACTTCCTCACGCTGCCACACAAATTCCGCGCATTCGTTGCAGGATTCGGCTCAGGAAAGACCTGGGTGGGATGCTCGGCGCTATGCAAGCACTTCATGGAGTGGCCCGGCGTCAACGCTGGCTACTTCGCACCGACCTACCCGCAGATCCGAGACATCTTCTATCCGACGGTGGAAGAGGTGGCCTTTGACTGGGGGCTGAAGACCAAGATCAACCAGGCGAACCATGAGGTTCACATTTACAGTGGCCGGCAGTATCGCGGCACTGTGATTTGCCGGTCGATGGAGAAGCCGCAGACCATCGTCGGCTTCAAGATCGGCCATGCGCTGGTGGATGAACTGGACGTGCTTACGTCGATCAAGGCGCAGCAAGCCTGGCGCAAGATCATCGCCCGGATGCGTTACAACCTGCCCGGACTGAAGAACGGTGTTGACGTAACCACGACGCCGGAAGGCTTCAAGTTCGTCTTCCTCCAGTTCGTGAAGCAGCTGCGCGACAAGCCGAAGCTGAATGAGATGTACGGCCTGGTGCAGGCGAGCACGTTCGACAACGAGCTGAATCTGCCAGGCGACTACATCGAATCGTTGATGGAATCGTATCCGCCGCAGCTGATCCTCGCCTACCTGAACGGCCAGTTCGTCAACCTGACGTCCGGCTCGATCTACCACACGTATGACCGCAAGCTGAACCAGTGTTTCGACACCGTGCAGGCGGGCGAACCACTGTTCATCGGCATGGACTTCAACGTCGGCAAGATGGCGGCGATTACTCACGTCAAACGGGAGCAGGGTCTGCCCCGTGCAGTCGATGAGTTGATGGATGGCTACGACACGCCGGACATGATCCGCCGTATCAAAGAACGCTACTGGCGCCACAACGGCAACGACTTCGAGAAGACCTGCGAAATCCGGATCTACCCGGATGCATCCGGTGATTCTCGCAAGTCAGTCAACGCGAGTGTCACCGACATCGCCATGCTCAAACAGGCCGGCTTTGCAGTCATCGCGCCGGCGGCCAACCCTCCGGTCAAGGATCGGATCAACGCTATGAACGCCATGTTCTGCAATGCGCAGGGCGAGCGGCGTTACCTGGTCAACCCGTTCACCTGTCCGACCTATGCCGACGGCCTTGAACAACAGATCTGGGCGCCCAACGGCGAGCCAGACAAAAGCCAAGGGAACGACCACGCCAACGACGGCGGCGGTTACTTCATCCACCGTGAGTACCCGATCGTCAAGCCGGTCACCTCTATCAAAATGGGATACGCCCGATGAGCAACGACGTTTCTTTCAAGCGGCCCGAGTACATAGAAGTACTGGATCGCTGGGCGTCAGTGCGGGACGTGTGCGCCGGTCAGCATCGAGTTGTATGCCGATTGCCCGAGCTGAATGCTCACGACAAGTCGGAAGAGAACAAGGGTCGCAACAAGTCGTATCGCGAGCGCGCCGTGTTCAAGAACGCCACCGGGCACACACGCAATGGCTTGCTTGGCCTGGCCTTCCACAAAGACCCGACCCTGCAGGTGCCGAAGCAGCTTGAATACCTTCAGGACAACGCCAACGGCTCGGGCGTGAGCATCTACCAGCAGTCTCAAGGCTCACTGGAAAAGGTGCTCGAGGCTGGCCGGCATGGTCTGTACGTCGATTATCATCAGGACGCAGCGGCAGGCGGTCACGCGGTCATCCTCACCTACTGCGCCGAGGACGTCATCAACTGGCGCACTGGCATGGTCGGCGGTCACAACGTCTTGACCATGGTCGTGCTTCGCGAGTGCCCCGAAATCGAAGATGGCTTCGGCTTCAAGACGATTGAGCAGTATCGCGAGCTTGCACTGGATGACGACGGCTTCATTTGTCGCGTATGGCGCCGAAACGGGCCGAGAGGCGGCGGTCCTCTTGAGGTCTTCTCTGAATTCAAGCCGACCGGCGTCAAAGGCCGGCTGAAAGAGATTCCGTTCACGTTCATCGGCGCCCAGAACAACGATCCGAGCATTGATGAGTCGCCGCTGTACGACATCGCCATGATCAATCTGGGGCATTACCGCAACAGCGCTGACTATGAAGACAGCGTGTTCTGGTGCGGCCAGGCTCAGCCTTGGATTTCCGGGCTTGATGAGCAATGGCGCGACCACCTGGAAAAGAACGGCGTGTATGTCGGTTCGCGAGCACCGATGACCCTCCCTGTCGGCGGTGCGTTCGGCTATTCCCAGCCTTTGCCGAACACGCTCGTCAAAGAGGCGATGGACGACAAGAACCAGATGATGATCGAGCTGGGCGCCCGCATGGTCGTTGCCTCACTGGCTGCCAAGACGGCTACCGAGTCGCGCGGTGATCAATCAGCATCGACTTCGGTCCTTGCTGGATGCGTTGCCAACGTGAGCGAGGCATACACCCGGGCGATCATGTGGTGCTGCGATTACCTAGGCATTTCCAACGACAACGTGTCGTATCTGATCAATCAGGAGTTCGTCGAGCTGACGGCCGATCCGCAGATGATCACCGCACTGGTCGGGCTCTGGCAGAACGGCGGCTTCGCGAAAGCGGATCTGCGCATGTACCTGCGCAAACTGGGCTTGATTGCTCCGGAGCGGACTGACATCCAAATTGACGAAGAGATTGAAACGGACGCTAACGGTCTGAACCTCGCTGGAGTAGACAGAAATGGCGACCGCACCGGCACTGATTGAGGCGACGATTCGTCATCAGGTTTTGCTCGAGCAGCTCAAGTCGGGCGAAGTCGAGAAGATCGCGAAGTACCTGCGTGAAATCGACAAGGTGGTGCGCGACCGGTTGAGTCGGGACGATCTGACTGGCTGGGGTCGGGATCGGCTGGAAAAGATGCTTGCAGAGGTCGACGGCCAGATCCTTGCCATCTACTCGCGGTATTCACGGCAGCTCAACAGCGACCTGGTGGACATTGCGGAGTACGAGGCAGCATTCGAGACGCGCAGCCTGGATCAAGTGCTGGTCAACTTCTCGACTGTGGCGCCAACGCTTCCGGCGTTGAGGGCTGCGATCAAGGCCAGACCGCTGCAAGTGCAAGGCGCGAGCGGCGGAAAGCTCCTTGAGCCATTCCTTGAGGATTGGACCGGTACCGAGCGCAGCCGGGTTATCAACGCAATACGCCTCGGCTTCAGTCAGGGCTTGACCAACTTCCAGATCATCCAATCGATTCGCGGAACGAAAGCGGCGAACTACAGCGACGGTATTCTGGCGATCAACTCCAGAAACGCCGACGCCATCGTACGAACCGCTGTTCAGCACGTATCGAACGTGGCGCGTTTCGAGACCTGGAACGCAAACCGTGATGTTGTCACCGGTTACCGCTGGGTTGCGACCCTCGACAGCCGGACGACCCAGACCTGCCGGTCGCTCGATGGTCGGGTGTTCAGCATGGGTAACGGCCCGATGCCGCCGGCGCACATCCGATGCCGGTCCACGACTGTTGCCGAGCTGGATAGCCGTTTCGACTTCCTCAAAGAGGGCGCTACGCGGTCCAGCAAAGACGGTTATGTCGATGCAGGGATCACGTACTACGACTGGCTCGCCAAACAGCCTGCATCGTTTCAGGACCAGACTATCGGCAAGGCACGGGGCAAGCTGTTCCGTGATGGCGGGCTTTCCATTCAGCGCTTCTCGGCGCTGCAGCTTGATCGACGATTTAAACCTCTGACCCTGGAACAGCTTAAGGCTATCGAGCCGCTGGCGTTTGAGAGGGCAGGCCTGTTAAGTTGAGAGCGTAAGCCGCCAAGGAGACGCTGCGATGCTTTCCAATTTAACGGTAAAAGAATTCAGTGTCGTAGTGAGTAACTTCAGATCTGCTCTCGACGATGAAAGCGGCCCCCAATCCATCAACGATAGTCGTAATGCGATTCATCAACTGACAGAAAACGCCTATCAGGGCGGGAGGCTTGTAGATACCGATTTGACCTGCATTCTTGATCTCGTTCTTGCGTACAACTGGCTTGAAGAAGCTGTAAGAGACGGTTCGATTACGTCAGTCGTTAATGAGACCTATAAGCATCGCCCATATACCGGGGATAACTTGAAAGCACTCAAGGCCAGTTTCGAAATGAGCTGATAAAACTATTGTCAAAACCAAGACCTCGCTTCGGCGGGGTTTTTTTACGCCTGCAAAGCGGGCCGACCAAACCCAAGGGGTGCACCAAGTGGCAGAAGAAAACGAAATCGACCTGGAAAACCCGGCAATCAAGGCCGCTATCGCGACTGCCGCCGAAGCATCCGTTGCCGGGCTGAGCAACAAAAACAAGGAACTGCTGGGGAAGCTGAAGGATGCCACCGGCCGCATCACTCAGTTCGAAAGCCAGTTCGAAGGCCTGAACATCGATGCAGTGAAGAGCCTGCTGGCTAAGGCCGGACAGGACGAAGAAACCAAGCTGCTGACCGAGGGCAAGATCGACGAGGTCTTCGGCAAGCGCACAGAGCGCCTGCGCGGTGACTTCGAGAAGCAGTTGGCTGGCGAGAAGGCCCGTGCAGATAAGTCCGACGCCTTCGCCAGCAAGTTCCGAGACAAGGTGCTCGGCGACTCCATCCGCGCTGCCGCCATCAAGGCCGGCGCGCTGCCTGAGGCGACGGACGATCTGATCCTTCGCGCCAAAGGCCAGTTTTCGCTGAATGAAGAAGGCGAAGCTGTCGCTGTCGACAAAGATGGCCAGGCCATCCTCGGCAAAGACGGCAAAACCCCACTGTCTCCTCTGGAGTGGGCTGAATCCTTGCGCGAAAGCGCACCTCATCTGTGGCCAAGGGCTTCAGGGACCA